GAAGCCCAAGGATCGGGCTGGCAGGCGTGGTACCGGCGGGGGGTGAAAACCGAATGAGCGACATCATCGACCGCGCATCCGAGCGCGAAGCGGAGCTGCTGGCCGAAGCGCTGGCCAAACACCAAAGGCCGTCTGAAAACCGGGGCAGCCTGAGCCATTGCGAAGACTGCGGCGAACCGATACCCGAAGCGCGGCGCAAAGTCGTTTCAGGCTGCACGCGCTGCATCGGGTGCCAAGAGCTGCATGAGATGGGGCGTTAAACATGGACAACAAAACCTTTATCAGTATCGAATTTTGGCAGCTGGTGGGCTTTTTACTGTCGTTTCTCGGCGTGTGCTGGGGCTTCGGCAAGATGCTGCTTGCCCAGTTCCAAGCCCAGCAGGAGGAGCGGCAGAAACAGCAGGCGCGGCTGCATGAAAAAGTGGAGCAGCTGGAAAACCAGTTTGCCGAACAAAAAGCACTGCTGCCGGAAAAATACGTGCTGCGCGACGACTACATCCGCAACCAGGCCATACTCGAAGCCAAGATGGACAGCATCCAAAAAACCCTTACCGACCTCTACAAAATGGAAAGCCAGAAAAAATGAACGAAAAAGCCCGCCGCGAAGGCATGCGCTGGCATTTGGTCAACACCCTGCACAAAGCCCGTCCCTACACCACCAGCGAAGTGTTTCTGCTCGACGTGATGCGCGGCATCTATCCCGATGCGACCGCGCTCGAATTGCGCCAGCAGCTCGACTATCTGGCCGACCGCAAAATGGTGGAGCTGAACAAGCAGCCCTCGGGCATGTGGTTTGCCGATCTGACCAGCCTGGGCGTGGATATTGCCGAATACACCGTCGAGTGCTATCCGGGCATTGCCCGCCCCGAAAAATACTGGGAGGGATGAGATGGCCAAACGCAGCGCAATCGATACCCTGCCCGAAGACATCCGCCACGCGCTCGAGCGCAGGCTGTCGGAAAACGGCTTTGCCAATTACACCGAGCTGACCGATTGGCTGAACGCGCAGGGTTACGAAGTCAGCCGTTCCGCCGTCCACCGCTACGGCCAGAAGGTCGAGCGGCGTTTTGCGTCCATCAAAGCCAGCACCGAAGCCGCGCGCCTGATTGCCGAAGGTGCGGCCGACGAAGGCGACACCCGCAGCGAAGCCCTGATGGCAATGGTGCAGACCGAGCTGTTCGATTCTTTGGTGCAGATCGGCGAAATCAACGACGACGAGCTGTCGCCGGTTGCCCGTTTCGATTTGATGAGCGAAGGCGCAAAGCGTATCGCCGGACTGGTATCGGCCAGCACCCGCCTGAAAGAATATCAGGCGAAAGTGAAAGCCAAAGTGGTCGCCGTGGCCGAAGACGCGGCCAAGCAGGCGAAAAAAGGCGGCCTCTCCGATGAAGCCGCCGAAGCCATCCGCAAACAGATTTTAGGGATCGCATCATGATGCCGTCTGAAATCAGGCAGCCTGAAAAAACCGAAGACCGCACGCCTGCGGCCTTGTTGCCCTACCAGCAGCGCTGGTGCGCCGACACATCGCCGGTGAAACTGTGCGAAAAGTCGCGCCGTATCGGCCTAAGCTGGGGCGAAGCCGCCGACACCGCCTTACTGGCCGCGTCCGAAAAAGGCATGGATGCCTGGTATATCGGCTACAACAAAGACATGGCGCTCGAATTTATCCGCGACTGCGCCAACTGGGCAAAGTTTTACAACCTGGCCGCCGGCGAAATCGAAGAAACCGAAGAAGTGTTTGTCGAGGGCGACGACAAAAAATCCGTATTGGCCTTTGTTATCCGCTTCGCTTCCGGCTGGCGCGTTACCGCCTTGTCCAGCCGCCCCAGCAACCTGCGCGGCAAACAAGGCCGCGTAATCATCGACGAAGCCGCCTTCCACGAGCAGCTCTCCGAGTTGCTCAAAGCCGCAATGGCCCTGCTGATGTGGGGCGGACAGGTGCACATCATCTCCACCCACGACGGCGTGGACAACCCGTTCAACGAGCTGATTACCGACATCCGCGCCGGCAAGAAACCCTATTCCATCCACCGCATTACCTTTGACGAAGCCGTTTCAGACGGCCTTTACCGCCGCATCTGCCTGCGGCTCGGGCGCGAATGGACGGCCGACGGCGAAGCGGCATGGTGCAAAGAAATCCGCGATTTCTACGGCGAAGACGCATCCGAAGAGCTGGACTGCATACCGAAAAACGGCGGCGGCAAATGGCTCAACCGCGCCTTGATTGAAAGCCGCATGAGCCCCTACACGCCCGTTGTCCGCTACGACCAAACCGACGATTTCGGCCTTATGCCCGAGCCGCGCCGTGCCGCCGAAGTGGCTGACTGGATAGCCGACACCCTGCAACCGCTGCTTGACGGCTTGGACGCAACGCGCGTGAGCTTTGTCGGCGAAGACTTCGCCCGTTCGGGCGACCGCACCGTCATCGTGCCGCTGTTGCAGCAGCGCGATTTGGCCTTAAAGCCGCCGTTTGTGTTGGAGCTGGGCAATATGCCCTTTGCCCAGCAGGAGCAGATTATCAAACACCTGCTGCACCACCTGCCCAATCTGCACGGCGCGGCGCTGGATGCGCGCGGCAACGGCCAATCGCTGGCCGAAGCCGTGCGCGACGAATTTGGCGCGGAGATTGTCGAAGCCGTGATGTTGTCGGAAAACTGGTACCGCACCCACACCGCGCCATTCAAAGCCGCGCTGGAAGACGGCACGCTCACCGGCCTGCCGCGCGACGAAGACATCCTGAACGATTTGCGCGCCTTCGAACTGGTGCGCGGCGTGCCGCGCATTCCCGACACGCGCAGCAAAGGCCAAGACGGCCGCAAACGCCACGGCGATGCCGCCATTGCTTTTGTGTTGGCGCATTACGCCAGCCGCGAACTCAATACCGGCCCTGTGCGCGTATCCGGCCGCAATATCCGAAGGCGCAGCCGCTTTACCGGCGGCTATTAAACCCAACCCAAGGCCGTCCCGATGACGGGAGGCTGCGCACTCTGAAAGAATCCCGCCATGTCCAAACCGCATTTCAAACTTAAAACCACCGTCGGCAGCGTTACCCTGCAGCCTGAAAACCTGACCGCCCATCTGGCCGTTGCCCGCCGCTTTATGGGGGCGGCCGGTTTCGGCGGCTGGCTGGCCAACCCCGACCCCGTACTCAAAAAGCTCGGCAGAAACATTGCCGTCTACCGCGAGCTGCTGGCCGACCCCGTGGTCGCAGGCCATGTGCGCCGCCGCAAAGCCGCCGTGGCCGGCATGGGCTGGCGGCTCGATGATGACGGCGTGCCGCCCAAAGTGGCCGACACCGTATCCGCGCTGCTCGATGGTTTGGACTTGTACAAACTCATCGGCCAGATACTCGATGCCGCGCTGTTCGGTTATCAACCTTTGGAAGTGGTGTGGCAGCAGGGCAGCGTATGGCTGCCGCGCGAGATTACCGCCAAGCCGCAGGAGTGGTTTCATTTTGACGACGAAGGACGGCTGTATATTTCAGACAGCTTTTCAGGCAGCCTGAAAAACGAACCCGTACCCGATTTCAAATTTCTCTGCCCCACCCACAACGCCACCTACCAAAATCCCTACGGCACGGGCGACTTGGCCAGCGTGTACTGGCCGACTGTCTTCAAGCGCGGCGGCCTGAAATTCTGGGCGGAGTTTGCCGAGAAGTTCGGTGCGCCGTGGATTATCGGCAAAGAGCCGCGCAGCAACACCCCCGCCGACACCGAAAAGCTGCTCGATGCCTTGGAGCAGTTGATCGGCAACGCCGTGGCTTCGATTCCCAACGATTCCAGCGTCGAAATCAAAGAAGCCGCAGGCAAGCAGGGCAGCGCGGATGTGTACGAGCGCTTTATCCGCTACTGCCGTTCGGAAATCGCCATCGCCCTGCTCGGGCAGGACATGTCCACCGAAAAAGACACCAACCACGCCAGCGCCGCCGCAGGTTTGGAAGTTACCCGCGACATCCGCGACAACGACTGCCGCATCGTCGAAGGCTGCCTGAATGAACTGATTGACTGGGTATGCGCGTTCAACTTCGGCGACGCCCAGCGCCCGCGTTTCGTGTTGTACGAGACCGCCGAAGGCGGCAAAGAGCAGGCCGAGCGCGACCAAATCCTTTCAGGTTGCGGCGTGAAATTCAGCGCAGCCTATTGGAAACGGGTGTACAACCTGAGCGATGAAGACATCGTCGGAATTGCTGTTGAAGACGGTCACAACCCGCAGGGCAGCCTGAAAACCGCTGCCGACTTTGCCGAATCCGCGCTGCCGCCCGATGCAGGCATGGTAATCGACAGTCTCGCGCCCGATGCAGGCAGCCTGAATACACAGGGGCGCGAGCTGACTGCCGCATTTGTGGACAACCTGCAGCAGGGCATGCCGCCGGAACAGCTGCTGGACAGCTTGACCGCTGCTTATCCCAACTTGGATGACACGGCTCTGCAAAACGAGCTGGCACGGCTAATCTTTCTATCCGAACTGGTTGGCCGCATCGAAGCGCAGCAGGAGTTGGCCGTATGAATGACGCAGACATCAAAGCCGTGTTCGGCATGCAGCCTGAAACTGCCGTCATCTATTTAAAGCAGAAAGGCGTCGCCGTATCGTGGGATTGGCAGGATATGCTGGACGATGCCCACACCGCCGCGTTTACCGTTGCCAAAACAGCAGGTATGGATGTGGCCAACGACATCTATACCGCCGTCGTCAAAGCAGCCGAGCGCGGACAAACCTTCGATCAGTTCCGTCGGGAGCTGACCCCCGTATTGCAGGCCAAAGGCTGGTGGGGCAGGCAGGAAGTACCCAATCCCGACACCGGCGAAATCCAGTCCGTGCAACTGGGCAGTCCGCACCGCCTGAAAACCATCTACCTGACCAATATGCAGTCTGCCTATATGGCCGGACGATATGTCGAAATGAAGGCCGCTACCGCCACCCATCCTTATTGGGAGTATGTAGCGGTAAACGACGAGCGCACCCGCGAAAGCCACCGCCTGATGCACGGACGCGTCTATGACGCCGACGATCCGATATGGGATACCCTGTATCCGCCGCTCGACTACCGCTGCCGCTGCCGTGTGCGCCCGCTGTCGCGCAGTCGGGGCGAAGGGCGGGTACTGCCTTCTCCCGAACTCGAAACCCAAACCGTGGACATCGGCGAAAACCGTTACACCGGCGAAGAGCGTTACGCCCAACGCACCGGCATCCGCATAAACGGAAAATTCGTCGCCCCAAACGCCGGATTCAACAGCAACCCGGGCAAAAGCCTACTGGAACGCACCGCGCGGCTTGCCGTGGACAAAGCCCAAACCGTCCATCCCGAGATTGCACGGGCGGCACTGGGGAAAATGATGGAGAACGACAAATTCAGCCGGCTGCTGGATGCAGCAGCACTGGCTTGGGTAAGAAAACTGTTGGAAGGATAGAAAGATGCTGAATATCGACTTGGATATTTCGCAGGTAGAAACCGGATTGGGGAGATTGTTGGCCAACGCCCGCGATACCCGCCCAATGATGCGCGGCATCGCAATGGAGCTGCTTAGCCTGACCGAAGACAATTTTGAAAGCGAAAGCTGGGGCGGCGAACCGTGGAAACCAAGCCGACGCGTGGAAGGGGGCGGCGGTAAGACCCTGCAGGACAGCGGCCAACTGGCGGCCAGCATCATCAGCAAAGCCGGCAGTGACTATGCCCTTATCGGCAGCAACAAAGTGTATGCCGCCATCCACCATTTTGGCGGCTGGGCGGGACGC